AGGTCTGACTCTGACTGCTGGTGCTCAGGTTCGTAACACTGAGATGGCTTGGGTTCCTACTGCCTATCGTTCAGACATTCTGGACTTCTTCTCTGTTGCTGGTGCTCCTGGTGTCTACAACAAGGCAACTGGTTCTGGTTTCGGTGCTCAGTGGGTTCAACCTACCAAGAAAGGTAAGCCTGGTTTTGTTGCTGGTATCAACTATGTTGCCCAGAACGGAAACGATTCTACCAAAGGTCAGTTTGATGAAGATGGTTCTCTGAACACTCTGGCACAGGTTGGTTACCGTGCTCCTCAGTATGGTGTTGCTTTCGGTTACCGCTACGGTACTGAAGGAACTCGTGTTCGTAACTTCAACGCTATCGGTGGTGGTTCTGGTGCTCTTGCTGCTAACCAAACCTCCAATGGTTATGCTTTCAACGCATACTGGCAACCCAAGAAGTCTGGTATCATTCCTTCTGTGAGTGGTGCTTATGGTTGGAACACTGTGAGTGTTTCTAACAACCGTCCAACTCCTAATGGTGCTACCGACTCCCAAACTTGGTTTGTTGGTACTCAGTGGAGCGATGTATTTTCTAAGGGTAATGCTGCTGGTTTCGCCATTGGTGCTCCTGGTAATGCTTCTTCACTCAAAGCAGATCAGAAAGCGATTATGTGGGAAGCATTCTATCGTTACAAAGTTAGCGATAATATCAGCGTAACTCCTGCTGTGTTCTATGTGTCCAACAACCAAGGTCTGAAGCAAGCTTCGGATAATTATGGTGGTGTGATTCAGACAACCTTCCGTTTCTGATAGTTGACAGCCTTCCCCTATATGGTGTATAATAGCTATATACCCTATAGGGGTTTTTGCCCGAATGGTGTAATGGTAGCCACGCATGACTTAGGATCATGTTCCGTAAGGAGTGGAGGTTCAAGTCCTCTTTCGGGCACCTACTGGAGGTTCACATGTCACTTATTTCGCAAACAGACCGCCAAATGGCGATTGAAGCATTGGAGTATTATGTTCAAAAATTGAAAGATGACAACTGTAATCAAGCAGCAATCAATTCCTTCCAAACACTTCTTAATTGGATCGAACTGGAATATTTCAAACATGAAAATTAATCTGTGGTATTGCTCTCACATGAAACAATGGAGATGGTCACTCACAGATGACCACCGCCCAGTTGTTCGTCAAGAATCTGGACAACAACCTTTTCTTCGTGATGCAATGAATGACATTGCAAATACAGTAGAATACATGATGGAAACTAAACAACCTTAATATTGTTGCCCAGTAGCTCAGCGGTAGAGCATTCGACTGTTAATCGACTGGTCGCTGGTTCGATCCCAGCCTGGGCAGTTGGTACTCGTTAGGCAGATAGCCTAGAAAGAGACCAAGTTGTGTTACTTGCGTTGGAAAGATAAACCAAAATGCCGTAACACTCCTGGGAGATTGGCGCAGTGGTAGCGCAGCTGCTTTACACGCAGACGGTCGTTGGTTCAAATCCGACATTTCCCATTTGTCACATATATACTTTATTGAGTATAATATGTGACATGTTAAAAATTAGATGCAAAACTTGTAATAAAGAATTAGAAAGCCATCCAACACAAACTAGATGTTGTGGTTGTTCAAATATGACAACTGTACGTGGGGATAAAATCTCAGCAGTTGATTTAACACAAATTGTCATGTTAAATTCAGTAAAAGAATCTAGTAAAAAGACAATTTTTTCTGCCGAAGATCTTGTTTATCAAGAAGCAAGAAGGCAACGTAAAGTTCGTAAATTGGACTTTGAAATCCGCTAGGTGAGGTGGTCGAGTGGTTTATGGCAGCGGTCTTGAAAACCGCCGAGGTTAATAGCCTCCGTGGGTTCAAATCCCACCCTCACCGCTTTTAATATTTTCTTAATCTAAGTCTTGAAAGTCTAACCTTTCTTGACTTTTTTTGTGTCTGAACTATTATATATTATGTTATGAAATCCGTTTATGGATCAGCATACTTATGAGAATTGGCTTAAAATAAAAGCCACTTTTGAAGAGTCTGGTAATATGGACAATATGTTCTATTATCGAGCTTGTGAAATTGTCAAAACCCGAAAAGATCCACTGGCAAAATTTCTTGGAGATGAAAAATGATTCAAGAACAGGATGAACTTATCAGTCGTTCAGAAGTACAGGAGATGATCGATGATGCAATTCGTAAGCACAACCGTAATGCTGCAATTATTTCTATGTGTGTCGGTTGGTTCGTTCTTGCTTTATTTGCTGAAGGTCTCCTCAGACTCATAGGTATCATTCCACCTTTACTGCCATGGCTCAAAATCACATTGAACTAATTGGTTGTATACTGTTATTAGTTTTTGCTTCCACGATGTTCTATCAAGGAACATGTATCCTACGAGGTCATCGTGGTTATTCTTTGAGAGACTATCTCAATCAAGATAGTACCAACATGCGTAAACGAGTAGAAGAACTATTAAAAGACAAGTAATTAAATGGAATCCAACATTAAACAAAGATATCACTTTGCTGCTTCTGCATTTGTGAGAATGTGGGGAAGAGGTGCAATGAGTGATATAAAAATAAAAGAGTTTTGTATGGAATGGGCTCATAAGGATGTTAACGCACCGTTGAGTGGTGATATGGATCAATACTTCTATTATGAGTTCAAGACTTGGAGGGGATACTAATGTTTCATCTTGTAGAGGCATTAGCAGCAAGTCAGATTTGGTTGGGACTTTGTGGAATGGGGTTGACAATCTTACCAATTATGGGTATAATGGTAGTGCATAAAACAAAATAACGGGGTGTAGCTCAGTTTGGTAGAGCACTCGCTTTGGGAGCGAGGGGCCGTAGGTTCAAATCCTATCACCCCGATATCATTTTATAAATAAAATGAAAAAATTGATACGACAAATGACTGAAATTACAGTTGATGAATTGCAACAGTATTTTGAAGATTACCTTGATCGCGTTGGCGAAGGAGAAACTTTTTTAATTAAAAGTGTCAACGGAGATTGTGTTCTTATGCCAATAGATGAGTATGAGGATATGGTGCGAATATGTAGCGGGTTTACTGATTAATTTTATAATGGGACTGTTGCTTATCGGTTAAAGCCCTCTGCTTATAACGGAGTGAACGGGGTTCAACTCCCTGCAGTCCTACCTGCTGCTGGTTTAGCTATCTGGTGAAAGCACCCGACTCATAATCGGACACAGGTGGGATCGTTCCCCACAACCAGCATGGGCTTAAGCCCTCTTGACAATCTCTCAAATTCATTTTATAATTTGTTCGTAGTTCATTCAAAACAATGTCACTCACTGCTAAATTTAAGAAAGACGTTAGTACTCTTCGTGCTGCAGCACATGGAGAAATTCTTCTTGATGTAAAGAATCCGAAACTTTATAAAAAAGTTCGTCGTTTTTATGAAAACGAAGGAGTAATTTTTTCAGGAGACCCACTTGATGACTATGAAATTTTGATGGAGTATATCTATAATGATCTTAAGCATGTAGAAGTAGAAATTTAAAAACAATGGAAAACACACAATATCCTCCTGCAATAAAGCAACTAAAAAATGTTTTATCTTCGGCTAAAGATGTTGTAGTTGGTGCTTTTGAAAACAAATCAGTTTTTGCTAGTGATAATACGCAAAAAAATAGAACTGAAATTTGTAAACAATGTGAATTTTATGTTGCCGAAGATGATCGTTGTAAAATCTGCGGTTGCTACATTTCTAATAAAGTTAAATTCTCAGAGACTTTTTGCCCCATAATGAAATGGGATAAAGAAAGTAATAGTCCTGGAACGACTTAAAACTTATCCTGGTGGAGTCATCCCCAATATGCCCGTGATGGAGACACGTTAACAACCCTGGTCGGGATGGTCAAATGACCCCTGAGGTTTCCAGTTTCCTTAAAAAACTGGTGGTGCGGATGGGGTAACCCCGCCTGGTTTCTTGCCTCCAGACAAAGGGCAAGTGGCGAGCCTGAGTTACATGAGGTGGGTTGCATACCCACCTTTTTTACTTTCAATGCTAAATGAATAACAAACTTAAATTTATATTAGATAAGACTATAAATGTTCAGCATGGAAATAAAACTTTTTACGAACATTTATATAATACTTCTAAAATAATACAACAGCATTTTCCCAATGAACAATATTTAATTGATGCTGGATTGTATCATGCAATCTATGGAACTGATTATTTTAAATTTGATTTAAATATTGATCGTGAAGATGTAAAAAAAATAATAGGAACTCGTGCCGAAGAACTTGTATATTTTTATTCAAATTTAGAAAAACGTATTGATCAAATCTTAGAACATAAATTTGATATTGATTTACAAAAAGAGTTATATATTATAGAGTATGCAAATTTATTAGATCAGATTATTGAATTAAATGATAAAGAATTTGAATACTTTAAAGAAATTAAAAAAAGATTATATTTACATTATAATATTAACATGAGCACTAATTTTTATAAAGATCAATTATTTGTTTTTGATGATAAACTTACTAGGGCGGAGTTAAATCACTTAC